CAGCCCACTAATCAAGAATTTATAGATCGTATAGGGAAGCCATATGGGGACTGGTCATCCGATGAGGAGGACAAGTATATCCAAGATGTAACTGGAAGAGACTATGTAATTCTAAATGGAAATGTTGTAACAGCAGGGCCATTGGTTAAGCCCGGAGACAGGGGTAGAGATGTAACCGCAGAGGTTGCCGCTAGAACTGCCACAGGACAAACCAATTACGGTGGTTATGATCCGTTTGCGGCTGATATTGCCACGTATGACGCAAATGCCAGACAACAAGCTCAAGCTAGAGTGCTTCAAGCTCAAGCGCAAGCTCAACGCGCACAAGCACAAGCAGAGAAACTAAGACAATCACGGGCAAATATGTTAGGATTTGGTGTGCAATTAGGCGGTGCGCCAACTGGAACCTTGAGTAACCGCGCAACACCTGATTTTACTGGTGGAAGAGAGTTAGCCAATATGAGTGGAGGTTCAAGACCTGCACCCAAAGCTCCCAAATTCACCTCAACAGGCCCATCCGCTTCTGATATTAGAAGGCAACAAGAGGCTGATGCTAAAAGGGAGGCGGCAAGAAGAGAGGCAGATAGGTTGAGAATTTCTAAGGCTCCTAAAGTTGATCCAAAGGCTGAGGCGGCTAAGGCAAAAAAGGATAAGGAAAAACAGAGAGGTATAGAATTAGCAGAAAAAGCAATGAAGGAAGCAATGAAAAGAGCTGAACAGTTAAGAAAAGATAGAGAATTTAGAAAAAAACAGCAAAAGAAAAAACCTAAATCTCATGCTTTTTTCTAGAAAAATAATAAGAGGATTATAATATGGCAGGCGGAGCAACAACCAAAACAACACCTTGGGCAAAGCAGGAACCTTATTTAGAAAAAGGTTTTCAGCAGGCTGAACGTATCTATGATATGAATCAAGGTATGGGTACTCCTTATTATGGAGGCCCGACTGTAGCCGGATTTGATCCTGCTCAGGAAGCCGCACAGGGTGGTGTATTAGGATACGCAACTGGCCCCAGACCCGGTGTAATGCAAGCAGGTACAGAGCAAGCATTAATGAGAGGTCTACAAGGCGGTCAGGGTGTAAACTATGGAGCCGGTAGCCCCTTCTCAGCTATGATGGCAACAGCAGAGGAACGGGTTAGAGATAAATTACTAGGTGAAACTCTACCCGGCATAAGGGAAGCTATGGTTTATGCTCAACCCGGAGGCGGATCTAGAGGTAACTTATTACAAGAGAAGGCAGTAGGTGGAGCCGCTAAAGAATTTGCCGGTCAGATCGCAGACCAGTGGGGAAGTGCATGGAATACAGCTCAGGCTCAGGTTCCAGACTACATGAGAATGTCTGCTCAAGTACAGCAAACACCACTAGGAATGTACGGAGCTATGGCTGATGTTGGAGCAGAACGCAGAGCTATGACTCAAGAAGGAATTAACAGGGCTATAGCTAAGCATGACTGGGAACAAGCCGCACCTCAACGTGCATTACAGAACTACTTAGCCTCTGTAACAGGGGACTATGGTTCAGTTGTTACACAGTCTCAACAGCCTAATTTTCTAGGAGCTATAGGTGGTCTTTTGGGAGGGGCACTGTAATGCAGAGGCGTTATAACAACGGAAGATGGGAAGTGTGGGATGAACTTGCCATGACATGGATGCCGGAAACACCCGTCTTACAAGCCCCTACTTCAGAAGAGGAAGATCTATTTGGCTCTGAGTTTGGTACAGTATTGTCTCAGGCATTAGGTGGAGATCAGAAGTTCATAGGAAGTGGTGGAGGAGTAGGCGGAGGAACAAGACAATACGTTGATCCTCATCCGGCAACTGGACAATACAGTCAATACTCCCCTCTTTATTTAACTGATTCATTAAGAAGAAAGAGATATTCATAATGCCGGGACTAACAAAAAAGAAAAAAATCAGAAGAGTATTAAAACAGGTAGATGATGTTAATATACCTGATACTATAACGACCACTGAAGAGTATGATGAAGATGAGGTAGATGGCGGTCTACTCTCTAGGTTTACTGACATTTTTAGTGGTGGGGATTTAAGCGGTCAAGGCTCTTTTATTGGTGAAGGCATGGGTGGTGTAGATGGTAGAATAGAAAGCCCTATGACCACAATAGAAGGCACAGTTGCTCCGATGGATAGGGTTGAGGAGGATCCAGTAGCAAAATATAGAGAGGGTGATGCATTTGACCAATACAACCCATTTATTGCCCCAGATCTCCCCACAACCCCGTTACAAGAAAAGCAAGAATTCATGGGTCGTGAGGATGAATACCAAAGAAAACTTAGAGAGTCTAAGGGTATACCGGGACTTGATGCATACTCTGCCGCAGTTTCATTGGGTTTTCCTGCTGATATTATTGCGGCTTCAATAAATGCTTTAGTAAAGAGTTTGGGTGGCCCGGAGTCATTGATACAGGATCCAGTCTTAGGATCCAGATGGCTTATAGAAAACGGAGTTACCGTTAATGATATAGTGGATGCCGCAAAACGCGACATGGAAACAATTCAAACAGTTACGGAGCCAATAATACAACAACTGCCTTATGAAGAGCAGAGGCAAACTATTCTAACCCCGGAAGAGAGGGCCGCAGAGCAAAAAGAAATAGCCGCAAAGCAAGGATTACTTGTTGAGGATGAAGAAGAAATTGTTGATGATGCCGCAAGTCTTCTTAGTCCATCTGGCGGAGTTGATCCGGGGATTGGCCCCGGTGGGGAACCTCAAAGCATTACGGACATATTACAAAGGCGTGATGCATTTGTCAATGAAAAAGAAATACAAGAGGTTGTAGATACTGGTTTAGATCCTGAAAGGATATACGCTGACTTCTCTCAAGACATAGCAGGTAAGCGCAACCGTTATCTAGCCGCTTTAAATGAAATGTATAAGAAGGTGGCAATCCTAAATGTGATTGCATCTTTAACAAATTCCCCTAGTCAAGCAACAGCTTTTATGAAACTAGCCTCTGATAAGTTTCAAGCTCTTGAAGGTTTTGCAGATGAAGAAAGATACCAGAAGATAGCACAAGGTGTATTCTTTAGAGAGGACGGCTCATTTGATGCACCTAAATCAAAAGAGGAAGCATTCAATAGAGCGATACAATTTGGAGCTACCCATGATGAGGCTATAAAACTAAGCGGTCATAAGGCAGAACCCAAAACTACAACAAGCGGATCTTACAAAACTTGGCATAATCCAACCACAGGACAGAGAGTTGTAATGGCTCCGGGACAAGCTCCCAGAGGTGCGGATGGTCAAATATTAGAAGGTTGGTTTCCGGGTGAACCAGATAGTGGGACTGAGTTTGAAAGTATGAAAGCAAGTGCTTTGGAAGCAATACAGGGTGGTGGAATACGTTCAGCTATTGGAGATATTGCCGCGTGGTTATTGGCTAGAGACTCAATGATGAGATTCTCTCCAGAGGAAGCTACTAGGGCCGCTGAAGCTATGGTAAAAAATTGGGGAGCTTTTGGTAATATGACTGAGGATGAAATAGATGCCTACTTAGAAGGCGTAACCAATATAGAACGAACCTCATAAAATGGCTACAGTTTCTTTTGATTATCGCGGTAAAAAACGCGAACTTGAAGTACCTGAATCATTCTTCAACCTGCCACCTGAACAACAACAGGCTACAATTAGATCTATGATGAGAGGTCAGGAGGAGGATAGTAGTCTATGGGACACCACAAAAGATGTAGCTAAAGGTGTAGGTGGTGGTATGATGACTGCACTTCACCAGTTAGGAAGACCTCAAAGTGCTATAGCAGGTGGACTATTTAACATCCAAGAAGAGAGGATGGGTCTTGGTGGTGATGAGGAAAGATCCAATTGGGATAAGTATGTAACTGAAACCCTTGAGGCTATGAAAAAAGGCTTCACCTATGAAGATGAAAAAAGAATGCAAGACCTCATGGCTCAGGCTGATCCTGAATGGGTAAAAGAACATCCAGTTCTCTCTACTGTTCTTGGTTTTGGTGGAGATGTATTAACTGATCCATTAAACTTGGTTGGTGTTGGGTTGGTAAGGAACGCTCTTGGAGGTTTTGGAGCCGCTAAAAAATTATCAGATGTAATAGGTAAGACTTCAGTTGGAGCCGCCCTAGCTAATGCGGCTGACAATCCTTTGCTACGTGCCTTCAATGTTTACACTGGCGACAAGAAGAAAGCCAGAGATGCCTATCTAAGAATGGTTGATAACATGAGGGGTTCTCAGGGAACCTTTTTAAGACAAACTAAGATAGACCAGAAAGCATTAAAACAGGCATCAAAAGATTTAGGTGTAGGAGTAGATGATCTTGAAAGGCAGATACTAAGAGAAGCTGAAGGAATGCCGGAAGTTCCTGCAGGCATTGTTATACCAGACAATCTGACAGGAGCCGCAAGAGACAGAGCTATAAGAGATGCAAAAGATATGGAAGAAATGTTTGGAAAGTTTCTTGCTAGTGAAAAGGCTAGTCTCCCTGTTCTTGGGGGAGCAGATGGAACAGCATTTGTTAAGGGTGCAGATATTGATGATGTGATGGTAAGGGCCACAGACTTAGGCATAGAAGGTTATGTTCCACACCTGTTAAACAGACGGGGTAGGCGTAAAACAGAGGGGATAAAAGACATATTGCGTCACCACCCAAGCATGAGGAAGCGTAGGTTTAAAGGATCTATAGAGTCTAATGCCCTAAGATATGGAGATAATTTTTTCATAACAGATGTCCCCACAATAATAGGTGAGCGATCAGCTAGAAACGCCCATGTACTGGCCGGTAAAGATTTTCTAAAGGATGTATCAGAGAGTTTAGGAAGGCTTACTGATGAAGCCCCTATGGATTGGGTTGCTATCAATGGTGTAGAGGGGGTTCTGTTTGACCCAAAGGTTGCACCATTTATTAATAAAATGTATAAGACAATGCATGACCCAAAAGAATTGGGCAAGTTTTTAAAGTTTACTGACGGTGCTACTAGATGGTGGAAGATGTGGAGCTTAGGATTACGCCCTGCGTATCACGCCAGAAACGTAGTCGGTAACCTTTGGAATGCTTACAACATAGGCGGTATGGATCCAGTTAGTGGAACAAGATGGTTTGCTAAAGCCGGAAAGATACAGAACCAAGCGGTGCGTGGCAAGGGGTTCTCAGGTAAAGTTAGAGTTGGGAAGGAAGAATACACCACGGAAGATATGTGGAAGATGGCTATGGAGGATGGGGTTCTCAATCATGGTCAGTATGGTGCAGATGTAACCAGAGGAATAGAAAGGTTTGCCTTAGATGATGCTCCAAGAGGAGCCATGCAAAGCCTATCTGAATGGGTTACACCATCAACTAAGAACAGATTACTGAGGGGTGGATTTGCTACAGGTAGAGCATTAGAAAACAATACAAGGTTAGCTTTGTATATGAACACCCTAGCCAAGACAGGATCAAGAACAAAGGCTAGAGCCAATGTAAAGAAATCCCTGTTTGATTATGGTGATCTCTCACCGTTTGAGCAGGACGTAATGAAACGGATGATACCTTTCTATACATGGAGTCGTAAAAATATCCCGGCCCAAATAGAAGCCCTCATAAAGAATCCGCAGAGAGCCGTTAAGGTTGACCACCTTATAGACAACATACAATACGGTATAGACACACCAAATCTTGAAGAGGTCAATGACTTCATCAGTAACCGCAACCCTGTATTCCTAGACAAATACTTTGATAATGACGATGTGCATGATGTCATTACCCTAATGAACTGGTTACCACTAACAGATCCAGACAGACTGTTAGACTGGAAGCCGGTGAGAGAGGGTAAGATGGCCGGGTCGGGCGTACCGTTCCCTAGCCTACTTGCTGAGATGACAAACCCGTATATCAAAAGTGTATTTGAAGCTATGGTCAACTACGACATCTATAGACGTAGAGATATAGAGGATTTGAAAGGTCAGAAGGTTGATTTCTTAGGCGTGAGAATGCCGGTTCACCTTGCCAAACTTGCACAGAACTTAGTGATGTTGTCTGAGTTTGATAGATTAAATCCCGCAGGAATGTTTGGTGAAGCGACAAGAGATGATCGTGGAAGGATTCAAAGAACTACATCTTATGCAGGGGCAAAGAGAGAATCAAGAGTAGATCAGCCTATGTCCCACAGGATATTACAATACCTTGTAGGTTTAAGACCTTATGAAGTCAAGGCTGACCAAAAGAAGTGGGATACAATGACACGCTATAAAGATTATCAGGAATTAATCTCACTATTAAGGAAGGCTTTGATGTCGGGCAAAACAGATCAAGCTGATGACATCAGGAAAGCATTGAGAATGTTAAGTAGACCAATGGAAGGTAGATGAAAAAAATATTATTGACTCTAACCTTGTTGGCTTTACCTACTTCCGCAGACATGAGAGCTTTAGAAATACCAGTTAACAGTGTATGTTGGGATTCAGTTAAAGAGGCTCTTGAATATCACGCGACTATACGTGAACTACCTATAGTTAACATGAAAAGCGGTGATCTTAATGGGGCTATACTTCTTGTTAATCCTGATAACACTAAATGGACTTTTCTTGCCTACAAAACTAACCCAGTAACAAACCAAACTGCGGCCTGCGCCTTCTTTAAAGGTGATAATTGGGATGTTATTATACCGCCAAAACCTGAAGAGAAGATTGAATTATGACAAACGGATTTCAGTTTAGCAAGAGCGTTTCACTTGGTCACATCGTGGCCACTGTAGGAATTATTATAGCAGGATTTACATTTATCTATGATCTTAGAGAGGCTATCAGCATCCTTCAGTTTAAGGGTGAGACAGTTGAACAGAGACTAGATAGAATTGTAAATAGAACGGATGACCAGTTTGACCAAATCATGGATCATCTAATCAGGCTGGAAGAAAAAATTGACACACTTAACGGAGAATAATTATGGCTGAACTAGTATTAGCAGGTGGTATAGTAGTATGGATGGTAGGCAGAGGCTTTGGGTTCTGGTAATGTCTACTCATCTTAAACTTGTAGGGGAAAGTTATGGAAAGCATTTGGGATTTACTCTCAAACTTAGTCTTCACCTATTACTTCTTTGTATTGTTTCTATAATTCATGGGTTAATTCCGTGGGTGTTTTCTGGACAAGTATCGCATGGTCTTAAAAATATTATTTCAACGCTAGAAGAAAGGACTAAAATTAAAAAATAAGGAGATATCTTATGCCACAAGGTAAAGGAACATATGGAAAAAAACGCGGAAGACCACCAAAAAAGAAAAAGAAATAAATGTATTATAACCATCAATTTAACAAAGTATTCAGAGGAAGGTTTGCAGGGAGAACCGGATGAAGATTGACGCTAAATTCTTTGGTGCAATATTATTCTTAATAGCTCAAACATCTGGTGCTATATGGTGGGCATCTTCTTTATCTGCTGAAGTTGAAAGGTTAGCAGGGATACAGGCTGTAGCTATACCTGCTTTAGAACAAGAAGCCAAGAACTGCGGTATAGCCATTCATAATAATGAAGCCGCAATCTTAGAGCTTCAAGAACATGATAAAGCTATATCTGGTCTTGATGTTTTAGGCTTTAGAATTGACAGCCTTACAGAAGAGATCTCTAATCTAAGAGAAGAAGATGTTGCACAACGTAAAACCATGAATGAGATTATGTCTCAACATGAGGGAATATTTGACATGATGCAAAGCAACAATATGATGCAACAGAAAGGAGGCTATGGCGGATATAGTTATGACTAATGACGATCACCGATCAAGCGCAAGAAAAGATAACGGAAGTTTTAGATGGGGATGGATACTTGGGTATATACGTAGAAGGTGGAGGATGCTCCGGCTACAAAATAAAGCTATCACCCAGTGGCACATTGCCAACCGATGCTACCATGATTACAGAAAATATATTCTCTGATGGCGATTCCATTAACTTACTTGGAGATGCGGTTATGGATTGGGAAGCAGACCCTTTCAGACCCACATTTAAATTCACACCTCCAACGGGAGCGCATTCCTGCGGATGTGGCTCATCGTTTGCTTTCTGAAAAATATAAAAAACCAAAAAGAAAAAGACTGTGGAAGCGCCGCTAAATGTAAGTGATAACACTAAGTTTGCAATGCCCGTGAGAAATTTAATCTCACTGATTATTGCAGTAGCATTGGGGGTGTGGGCATACTTTGGTATAGTTGAGAGGTTAAATAAAATAGAAACTCAGATGGTATTGTTTGAGTCTGATCTAGTAAAGAATACGGAGTTCAGAATTAAATGGCCCAGAGGGGAGTTGGGAAGTTTACCTGCGGATAGTGAGCAATTTATGCTTATTGAACACTTGTCTGGTGAGTTCGACAAACTTCTGAACAACATTGAAACAGGTAAAGCACCCTTTGACCAACAACAGGCTCTGACTTTAGACTTTTACAGACAGAGAATAGAAAGTCTTGAAGGACACGTAGAGAAACTAAAGGATGACTTAGCGTCTATCAAAGCAAATGGGGGACACTGATGGTTAAGGTAATGTTTGTTTTAATACTGTATCTTAATGGTGGAATCATAGAATTCATGGGACACCATGAAAAGGATGGGGAATGGGTAGAGATGGGGGTTCCCGGATGCCTTTCCATGAAGAGAACCCTGTCACGTAATGGATGGAAGGATAGCGATTCAGGTGAGACTAGATACTCATGTGAAAAGAAAAAGGTTGAGGTGGGAGATAATTGGGAGGGCAGAGAGGTGGTTATTAAACTGTTAGACTAATGGATCTCAACGCCCTGTCTATGGACACAAGCATTAAGATAACTTCCTTTTTAATGCCTTGGATAACCATACTTCTAAGTTTGATTATAGCTTTAATGTTGAAGGAGATTGCTTCTTCAGTAGCTAAAGGTTTGAAGTTTAAGATGTCTAAAGTATTTCTACCGGGGGATGTTGTGTTGCTTGATGGGGATGAAGCCATAATAATAAAGGTCGGATTAACGACTACCGTATTTGAAAGCATACGTGATGAAGGGTTAATATGGAGATATGTCCCTAATGAAAAAGTACAATCACTAAAACTAGAAAAGGTAATACGCACAGATGTGCGTGAAACAAATGGTACATAACTATGGAGTCAATGAATGAAAAAACTAAAAGAGCTAGTGCAAGGAAACAAATTCATATGGGTTCTTTGTATCGTGGGTGTTGTATTGGTTTATTGGCTCTCACCCTTATAGGATGCGGATCACTAAAGAAAGCGGCGATAGTGGGGAGTGCGGCAGGCTTAGGTGCGACTGCTGGGAGTGTGATCTCTGGGGGTGTGATTGCACCCATAGCGGCTTCCACGATGAGTGCCTCTGTAGCCTCTGTGGTGGCGGATCAGACGGTGAAACAGCCTACCCCTACTCAGCCTCTTGAGATTACAGGGGATGCTACTATTGTACAAGAGGCTCCTTCTAATTTCTTTTCATTGTTGCAAGAACTTGTGGAGATGGGCGGATGGTTGCTGATATTAGTTATCTTAGTTCCGATGGTTCTAGGTTGGATACTTCCGGGTCCATTGGAGAAAAGGAAGAAGAAAAAGAATTAGTAAAAATCACATGGATGGATATCATCTCTTACTCAGACTGGACAACACAAGAGAAGGTTGCTTGTCCAATTTTTGAGAGTGTGGGTTGGTTAGTTCATCAGGATGAAAGACAAACAAAAATAGCCACCACGCTAGACAGACATGATGGCTTAGGAGAAAGCGGTGGTACACCTGTATATTATGGGATCACTTCTTTCCCTTCTGGTTGCGTTCTTTCATGCGTTCCTTTGCGTAGTCATTCAAACTAATTCCTTCCATCTGTTCAAATCTTTCCTCCCATGTTACCCTTGATTTTGGTGTCATTTTATCCCGATTTACCCAACAGAACCTAGCAAAGTGTAGCCTTCTTTCAGCTTGTTCTCTTTCATATTTTTCTCTGCTAAATCCTGTCATCCAAATCCTCAATAGCCATAACATACATATCCCTTTTGGTTACATATGAGGGCATTTTAGGATCAACATATCCTTTAGGCCATAACTCAGCCTGTTCAAAATAATCTTTTGCACTTTTGAATCCACATAACCACAGGCGTTTTGGTTTAAGATAAACCCCACCACTATTACGATCCTCATATTCAAGGGTTAAGAACGCATAGCTATCTGGCTGTTGGTGCCTGCTTGTTGAAGCTACCTGTACAATGTAATCGGGCCTTGGTTTAACAGCCCTTTGTTTTGTTTTTACCTCTAGCTTTTTACCATCCACTATAAGATCATAATCTTTTTTATCTTCTATACCTACATCAAAATATTTAGATAACGCAATCTCCCCAAGCCTTCCGGCAAACGCCCCGGCGTAGGCATTGATACCCTTCATAATAGTGTTCTTCTTTATGAACTTACCAAGCGTATCCTCCGACCACTTTGTAGCGGTGTCCATCATCTCCTGATTAAATTTAAGCTCTATCATATTCCTTTACCTTATTTATTATTGCCAAATCTCTCTCTTCTTTAGTTTGGAATGGCCCCTTACAGCAGAGATATGTCTTCTTTGGAGAAGATAGGAGAAACCATAAGGAGCCATCCGGCCTTGAAAATCTTTCACATCTATAATCTGTTCCCTCAATACTCCCAAAGTTAAAGGCACTTCCATCCATCCAGGTTATTTTCACCTTAGTTCCTTCATTCTTCTGTGCAAGTGTAGCGCACACCTAAATGCTAAGAAATTCTCCTCTATATCTTCAGACCTAACAGATTGAAACTTACCAGTCTTTTTGTCACACCTTAAAATATAAGTAGCGTCTACTGGTTTTCCTTCTATATCTTCAACCGCTTTAGCATATGCAGAAACTTGAAGGTGGTACTCAGGGTAAATCCTCTTTGACGTTTTCCAATCAATAACCGCATACTCACCGTTAATGGTAGCAATCGCGTCAACAGTTCCGGCATATCTGTATTCCCTATGATATATTTTCTGCTCAACACCATGCCACTCCACTTCATTCTCCTGTAACCAGGACTGAAAAGCCTTGATGGCAGTCTGAGCTTCCTTCTGCTTAGGCATTTTAGGTTCCTTACCTTCCCCAAGATGAAACCGTATAGCCTTCTCAACCCATTCATGTGTTACTGTTCCTATATTGAGTGCGTCAGTGGACGTACTCTTGTAAGCTGTTTTTATTCCGTTGGATAGGAAGTCGATCCCTGAATTATTTGAAAGGTTTTTTGCCAACCACTCAACACCTTCCTTTAATGCCCAAGGAACCAGAGCAGGTTTAGAAATTATGCCGCAAGCCTGAGTGACAGACGGCACAAGTTCCTTACCCACCATATAAGAATGGTAGGCTTCAGCGAACTGAAGCTCTACCTTCTCCCCATTGTGATAATCAATAATCAAAACGGTATGTCTGTGCCTTCAACAGCAGGTTTAGACGTTCCATTGCCATTGTTGTACGGCTCTTGTAACTTTCCAGACAGATAACGGTTGCCCTTCTTAGACACGTTATCCCACAAAGATATTGATATTTCCTGCCCCTTCCACAGCGCAGTACCCGTAAAATCGGGACGCTTCTCATTCCCATCTTTGTCGTTTGTAAACAACACTATTGAATCGTCTTTCATGTCCATATTATTTTCCTCTTAGTTTCATTTAATGTGAGTTAAGCTCACCCTATCATACGTTGATTAGCTTGTTCAGTGCGCCACACTTCTATGCGTAGCTCATTCTGTTTTAGCTTCCATCGTAATTCTTCTTCAGCTTCAATGGCTATAGCTATAGCTTTATTAGCTTCTTGTATTTCAGGCTGAATGTTTACCCAATGCTCCTTCTCAGCCACCGTTTTACCAAACGCCCTTCCATACAGCATTGACTTCTGTGTTTTCTTAAACTCTTGCACTTGGAATGAGTTAGCTTTAGCTTCCGCATACTTTGGCGCAAGATCTTCTATATTATCTAACCAAATTTCTGTACTCTTTTTCATTCCTTAAATTTAATTTCCCCCTCCTTAAATGCTCTGTCTATAGTTTGCATTATACGATATGGTTGCGTTTCACGCAAGTCATAATCACCTCTATGTAACCTATCATGACATCTAAAACATAACGGCATAGTAAAAAAGTCGTTAGCCTTCCTGCCTGCACCACCAGAGAGGGGTGTATAACACCCCTTCAAGTGATGCGCTACTACAGTACCATCCTCAGCGCCACAATTAATACAAGGCAAAGATGAAACCCACCTAATGTATTTTTTGTTTTCTATTCTTGACTCTTTAGTGAGCATGTTTTGTTACGTTTACTGAGTGCGATGCCCCATACTCCCCAACGGATAAACGTGTTGAGTAGGAGCAACCCACTAAAAACAATGACAAAATAACTACGGTTAAAATCTTCAATCTGTTCCTCCCGGATTATTAATAATCTCATCAAGCTCTTCCTTATCTCTCTCCTCAACTAGCTGACCCTGTATTAACATATTAGCATACTCTACAATTTTTCTCAAGTCATCAACAGGGGTTCCTTTCTTGTCCCACCTGCTTGCATACTTAATTATATTACCAGTACAAAAGTCTAGTTCATTAGCCGTAATGTAATCTATCGGTGTGATCTTCATTGAGTTGTAATAGTCAGGTTTCATATTTTATCTTCCATAACACTTAGCTCTGCTTTTTACCACCCATCCACTATGCTACCATCATCATAGCGTCTTAATTCATCATTTGATATGCTAGCAATATATAATGTTTCTTCATTTGGCCCATCCCAATATTCCCCGTCACTCATATAATCTCCCTCATCAAACGGGCAAAGATCCTCACTTAATGCATAAGTATCATGCCATTCTTTGGGTGGGTTTCCCTTTCTATCTGACATATAATAATCGTACAACAATAGATCAGATTCAGTAAGGCGTAACCAAGACATAAGCTCAACTTGTGTTAACTTGCCTAGATGTATTTCTGCTCTATATTCCGCAATCTCTGAGTTCTCTTGTCCAATCCAATCATCATGGGTATATGGGATATATAACTGAGCCATACACCCATGAGTTCGTACATCTTTATACTTAGAAAGATTTTTTAACCCCCATAAATCTTCTGTACTGCTTTTGAAATACCCAACCATTCTACGTTTAACAAACTCTTCACAGTTAATTAAATCCCAGTATGGCTGTTTTTCCATTGGGGCAGGCACTCTCACAACCCCATAAATCTCACCGTCATCTTCACTTGGGGCGCCTCTATCAAACTTACTCTTCCAAAATGCCAATTTTTCTTCTTCAGAGATCGTTTCATCAAGCCACTCAAACTCAACCCAGTCTTTCTTTGCTGGACCTTCATCGTAATAATCACCGCATAACATAAAAATTGGGGCTATAGCATTCATATTCCGCACACCCCACTTAAACATTGCTCTTCACTGTTGTCCTCAAATACCACTCCACGCTTACTGTGAGCCTCCTCATAAGGAACAGATGATATAGGCTGACCACCCCTACTACCGTCTGGATAGATCGTTAGACCGCGCAATCCATGAGCGTATTTACGCACCAGTTTTGCAAACTCTTGCACCCTATCCTCATTATTAAACTCTGTACCCCATGCAGGAAGGTTTATGGTAGAACTAATAGCATGATCTACATACTTGTTTAGTTCAAACTGAAACTTAATCCTACGCTCTGGATCAACCGCTAGATCAACTGCTGACTCTATAGAATCGGGGCTGATTCCTCCTTTGATAAGCTGTTCGGCCGTACCATCAACGACAAATTGATGCTTCCATCTGGTTCCTTCTGCAAGGTAACGACGGCGGTATGCGACCGCATAGATAGGCTCAACTCCGCTAGTTGTTCCAGACAAGATGCTAATTGTTCCAGTAGGTGCGATGGCTCTGTATCCTTTAGGTCTGTTAAGAAAAAGTCTGTCACAATGCTCATTTGCGGATCTTGTGCTTTCTTGCTCATATACTTTCATCCATGTTTTTAATTCATCAGTAAATTCATACCGATAACCTCTCTTTAATAACCACTCATGCATCCCCATAAGACCAAGACCAATGCGACTGTTCTGCTGTCGTACCTTCTCAACCTTTTCATATGGTAGATGCGCTCTAATTAATCCGCAAACAAGAAACTTAGTTGCCAGATTAACTACATCTTTAAGCTCTTCAACACTCTCTATGTTGGCAAGATTAACTGAACCCAAGTTACATACATCTGAATCATCTTCTGATGTGATCTCAGTACAGGCATTACGCAAGGTTTCATTCTGCTTCTCACCAAAGTTAAAAGAAAATCCCGGCTCACCCGTCATCATAGCTTGTCGGCAATTCTCCATAAACACATCAGACATCCCGTTCTTTAGCCATGCATCATCATAGTTAAGACTGACATTCATCATGTCTAATGGTGCGGCATAGTTAAAGTTAGCTTTTTTTGCGTCAGCTATTGTAATATCTGAACCCTCTATCTTTAGATCATGCCAGTTCTTAGCCTTTAATAAGTTACTTGCATCTTCATGCGCCCAATTAAGGGAGCCATACAGGGCAGACCTCCGACTACCGCCCTGCATGACATTCCTGCCGACCTCATTTAAGGTGAACAGGAGAGGGATGGGGCCAGAGGCTACCCCACCTGTACGCCTTAACTGCCTTCCTGATGGTCTACACAGGCTCACATCAACACCAATACCACCGCCCGTCATTAAACATGACATGGCTCTTTGAGTAACCCCTGCCCATTCTTCACGGGTATCATCCTCCAACCTTAATAGATAGCAATTGTTAAAGAACCTTGCATCACGCCCTGCATACCATAGGTATCTACCGCCGGGCATGAACTTAAATTCAGAGATGAACCGGGCTAACTGATCCCGGTCACCTTTTGCCATTAAGTTATTTTTCTGACCATCCATATCACCACAGACGTAGTTGACTACGGTGTTAGCACGATCTTCCCATGTTTCATAAGGATTAGAAGCGTACTTCTGCTTGAATATGTTTTGTCCTAACTCAGTCCTGAACTGCATTGCTGTACTCTTGTCTCCATTGTTCAATTTCTTTCCCCTCTCTTTTTGCCATGAGCGCATCAAATCCATCTGGCGTAGCCCACTCAGCAGGTTTCTTATTCCTATCAAATGCATTAGGATGGTAGAGATAACGCCCGACTCCCCACTGTACCGCAGACCTCTTAAGTGAGTCAGATAAACCGCCCTTTGCGCCTTCAATATTACTATCGTCTGCTCCATCGGCCTTTGTTATCCAATTGCCATTGATATTACAGCTTAGATAGCACACCACTCTACCACCAATAAATTCATACTTGGTCTGCCAACCACTAACACCAAATACAGAATCTAGTCTATCCATTACGTCTCTAGCTGTAATATAGACAAGCTCACCACTTCCGCCTTGCCCTTTACGCCACTTCAAACGTCGCGGATCAAATGGTCTTTTGAGTGCTACCTCTACCTTCCTGTCCATGCTCTATGATCCTCCAAAAATTAACACTGTTAATATAACAAGTACAGCTAACCCAACATAAAACTCTCTCTTTTTAAGTATCTTCATTATTTCTCCTCTTCAATAAGTTCCTCATGGTAAGAGCCATCCTCTTCACGCCATGCTTTATACTTCTTCTCAACCCACTCACCTCTAGTAACTATAGCAGGTTCTTCTTTAGTTCCCACATTCTCCAAAACTCTATTATATTTAATAGGGGACATAATCTCCTGCATCAGTGTCCCAAATGAATCATATGGATCTATTCTTCTTAACATAATATCACACTCCCTTTGATAGTTCAACAAAATATTCAGCATCCACAACAATTAGTGGTTGCTTCCGATTTTTCTTAATCACAAGCAACGGCTGATATACACCTGAGTTAGACTGTGCCTGTTCATAAGCCTTCCAAACATTCAACGACTCTTGGTTCTTACACTCCACTGAATACGGAAATACTTTACGTGCCTGTGAGGAGAACATTAAGTCCTCACCACCTGCACCCATGCTACGGCTCTCTACGTCATCAGGGTTCAAGTCTAGTTCTTTAACTAGCAACTGCCTGAACCACTGTTGCAGTCGTCTGCCTTTTGCTTTTGCGCTTTGGTGGTTCATATAATGCTACCTTATGTAGTTCTCCCATTATGCCACCTTTGGGTGGCTGTTCTTCCACACCTATAGGGTGCGGTAAATCGTCATTAGTATAGTAATTAAGTGAGGCCATGCAGAGATTCAAATCCAAATCCCCCTCTGCCCCATCAAAATTACGCGCTTTACATAGACTGAAGTATGCATCTGGTTTGGTTGAATCCTCCTCATAAGTCCTACCAAACAATATCACATTGTCAGTTCTATTTGTTATGTCTGCTGATCCTGCCACAGACCACTTATCCAAACGATCAGTTATGTTCTGACCTTTTCTTGCATGTGCCACCAGTATAACATGAATACCTAAGTTTCTGGCGCAGTTAGCAAGCGCACAAACCACAGCTTTTTGTCCGTTCCAATCGTCTGATGCCATACTCATAGTCATTAGAGAATCAACCAAAACAACATCAATCCCCAAGTTATCCACAGAATATCTTATCACAGATATTAAAGTGTTATAGTCGATTGATCCATGTTGATCATAGAAAAACATCTTATCTTTAGACCATCTAGCAAAGTCTAACCCTGCATCCAGGGTAGGCTCTACTTGTAATGATGCCTGCCTCCACATCCTAGCCAGTTGCGCTTTAGGAGACATCTCAAGTGAGATAGACAGACACTTACTAC